TGTAAACCAACAGATACGCCGGCACTTCCAGTTGCTTCTGCGGCTCCTACTGTAACAGATGATTCTGATTCTACACCTACACTTGAACCAACACTTGCGCCGGCACTACCTTCTGCACCATGAAGTCCAATCTGTCCTTCTGCTTCTGCACCGACATGAGATTCGGCGTATGCACCGGCGGTAGTTTCTACTCCTACATCAATATCAGTTACACCACCAAGGTCTATATTTTCTTCATGCCCTGCACTTGCTTCAACTCTCGCCTCTGAACTTGCTCCAACTGATGCTTCTGCTACAACATCGGTATTTGTAACTTCTGCGCTTCCTCCTGCATGAGCCTCAGCTTCAACACCAGCAGTCGCTTCCATATCAACTCCACCTTCAGTAGTTCCTGCGTGAGCTTCTGCACTTGTACCAACTTCTGCTTCTGCGCTTACACTTGTATCCGTAACTTCTACTCCTGCCTCTGCATGAGCTTCTGCACTTGCACCTAAATTTTCATCTCCGACACTCACTTTTTCAGATACTTTTACGCTTTCCTCTGCCATTGTTGCCTTTCTATTCTATTAAAAAATCCTATTTTAATGGAGGCGCATATAATAATCCACCTTTAGTATACAATTTATTTAGTCCTCGTGATAACGCAAGAGGAGTATTTTTACCTACATTTCGTTCATAAATTTCTGCATAATTACCAACTTGTTTGATAACTTCATATGCCCAAGTTGAATGTAATCCTAACTTAGCCCCAAGATGCGGATGGTTAACTCCATTTATTTCGCCCATAAATCTTTGAATCATTGGATCTACATGATTTTTAAAATCATCAATATTTTTTGAAGTGATCCCATACTCTTCTGCTACGAATAAAACGTAAATTGTCCATCGAATAATATCAGACCATTGCTGGTCTCCATATTTTGTTACTGGACCAAGAGGTTCTTTTGAAATAATTTCCGGAAGAATTATATGGTGTTCTGGGTGTTTAAAACTTAATCTATTAGAAGCTAATGCAGAACGATCTGTACCATACATATCACATTTACGATCTATGTAATAATCTTTAGGTTTATCACCTACTGGTACTTCAACAGGAATATAATGAAGAAAATGTTTTTTAAAAAAATCTTTAATATTTTTTGCGGCTGTCCCATGTGTACTATAACATATTCTTGCACCAATCATTTGTTTTGCTGAAGATACACCAAGAGTTTTTCGAACAATAAACCCTTGACCATCATAATAAGTGGTGGGTAGAAATTCTAATTTTTTAAGGACATTTCTAGTATAGGTATATGTAGTATTAGCAGATAACAAATCTATAGTTCCATCAATTAAATAACTAAATCTAGTATTCCCATCCACTACTTCAATTTCAACGGCTGTTTTGTCAAGAAATATTGCGGCAGCAACAGCTCGACAAATGTCAATATCAAAACCTTTAAATTCTAAGCGGCCTGAATCCGGATTCCAAATCTCTTCCCCAAAACCGGGAAATGCATCCTTACCGCCACATATTACATAACCGCGTTTTTTTATTCTTTTAAATGTATCGCCATATCCTGGTTTATATTCTGGTAAAGAAATTTCACCTTTAATACCATCAGGAAGTGATGTTGCTGCTTTTCCGGAAACCGACATTATTAAAAAAAATAATATAGATGCAAATACTTTGCCAAATAATATCATTGCAGGGCTCTATATATTGTTAGAAGTTCATCATCTGCTATCGGAGTTGCCATTGTATAATATCTCTGGTGACCAACCAACATATATGCTTTAATATCAGAAAAACTAGGATACTTGGTAAGTAAATTATGAAGTAAATAATCAGGACTTAAATGACATGATGAACATTGATTATCTTTAGCAAATACTCTAGTTGCTTTTTTAAATCTTTCTGATTGTACTAATACAGAATTAAGATCTTTTTCCATCCATATTACTTTTTCATTTATATCTGGAATAATTATAAAAATTAAATATGCTAACATTCCAATTATAGTGTATATCCATATTCTACTTGATGCCACTAAATTTTTTGTTTCTATTTCTATTGCTTTTACCGGTTCAATTTCCATCACATCTACATTTTGATCTGCAACTTTTTTTGAGGCGGTAGTTTTTCTAGGTGAGAGTGCCATCAATCAGTCCTTTCTTTTGATACATCTTTTAGCTTTTTAGTGATTTCTGATGTAAACCACTTTAATACAATTGGAATACTTATATTAGAAGTTAGTCCAAATAAATATCCTATTGGAAATTTATATGTATTATATGAAGCTAATTGAGGAACGTTTTCAAATACCAGCCATATTAAAATATAACCGGTAACAGACATACCCATATTAATAAAAAGATCAAATAATATTAAAGCAATATTTTTTTGATACTTGTCTTTATTATCGTGTCTATAATTGAATAAAAATATGAACAACGAAGAGAATAATATAATTCCAAACATTGTCAAATTGACTGCACTAAAAAGTGAATCCATCAAATCTCCTTGGATTTCTGTTTCAGTAACTTCTGAAGATCAGCTGTACTTCCTACAAATAGTGCATTTGTGACATTTTGAGGAGATCCTAATACTTCATCCGACATACCTTTTTTTGTTTTATGTAAGCCCATTAATTCTTTGCTGGCATTTGTTAACTTATCAATAAACTGACCTACTACTTCATATGCTCTAGGATGTTCTGTTTCCCTAGCAACTTCAAGTAAGCCTTCCATGGCGTCAGACCCTCTCTCTATTATACTGTATATATTTTCACGTGCATACTGAAAATCAGTATCTGTATCATCATGTGTTTTATCAGGTGTCTTATATTTAACAGGTTGATTCTGGGGCATCGGTGCAATTTCAAATACCTCATCTAATTTTACATCTACTGATTTTGGATCAACCTGTTTATCAATCACTTTATAATTTTCCATTTTATCTTTACTCATTTGTATTACCGAATGCATTTATATCTAATGTACCGCCATATGTATCAATACCGGTTGCTGGATCCCATTCAAGTCCTTCTGCAAAGAAATCCCTTGTTTCTGTTGGTTCGTAATCATCATCTCCTGGATTCAATTCAGGGCCAACCGTAGTTGTATATCTTGACTTTACTAATGCTGCATTGATATCTGTTCTTGTTGATTCTAACATAAATTTAGTATTATCTTCATTTAATAATTCATCCCTACCTTTTCCAAAACCAGTATCTGATTCTAATAAAATTCTATCAATATCTATTGAATCTGGATCTCTATGTGGTAATATATGAAAGTTAATAATTGATGTACGTATCAAAGCTGTTGGTACGTTATCACTGCCGTCACCAAAACCCTTACCTTTAATGTTTGGATACAAATAACCTTTAATTGTAAAATCTAAAGTCCAAACTATTGCTCTTCGTGATTGATAATCACCTTCATATGAATCTTCTAAATTAACACCATTTAAAATAATAGGAAGGTCTATTTTAATTCCCATTGTTGGAATAGCATTTATAGATACTGTAAAATCCGGACTAAAAAATGGTAATATTTGTTCAACTATTTGTGTTCCATCATCCGCATTCTTTACAAAACAAGACAATGTAAAAGCATAATCATATGGAACTGGACTTCTAACAACCCCTATCTGTCCTTTCCACATAGCCTTATTTTGGTTAAGGGGATGCAGCATTCTCTCGGGACTGTATGACATGGAAGTCATTTCGAAACCCATCCTCGGCAACTGCATCCCCACCTTTTTGTCTAGATTAGCATCACCTGTTATTCTGGTCATAAACTTTTGTTTAGGTCCATATGCTAAAGGAACTTTTAAAGTTTCGACAACATTTCCAGAACTATTTTTACGCAATACATAAATATCGTTAAAAATTGTTCCGAAAACTGAGACATATTTTCTTGTTAATCCATGATACCAATATTGTCCTAACATTAAAAACTTCCTTCACTAAATGGATTTCCTTCGCTAAAGTCTATAATACCATCAGCAACTGTTTGTATTGTCTGATTATTAGCAGTTGCATCACCAGCAAATTCTGTTGATGTGGCACCTAATGTTGCTGTTACTCCTGAAGTACTGCCTGTAATTGTTTCAGTTGCACTAAAAGTACCAACGATATTCGTAACTCTTAAAATATTCCCGGATGTAAGAGTTTGAATTTGTAATATTTCTCCAGTTGCATATGAATTAGAACCAGTAATAGTTTCGTTTGTTGTAAAAATCCCTGAATTACCCGAAAATGGATATTCTACTGAATATGCGTTTTCAACTTCCACTGCATCTATTGCAGTAACACCTGTATCAATATCTTCAGAACTATATTCAAATAATTCACAATTTAAATCATAAACTGGAAGTTTTCCTGCTTGATAGAAAACGGCTTGATGTTCCACAAATTGGATTTCAAATAACTTTTTTGTCATATCAAACCAAATTAAATCTCCTTCAAGTGGTCTGTTAGATAAACCAGTTCCTGCCCAAGTACGTCTTGCAACAGAAAAAGTTACTTGTTCTCTAATCTCTAATCCAAACCTACCAACAAATGCGCCTTCACCTTCAAACCCATCCGTATTTTTAATATACATTTCTATAGGAACTGCTGAACTAAAAGATGAGGTAGGATCTTCGCCGTATATATTATCTACATTATTTTTAGTTCTAGGCAAATAAGATACTTCATGGCCATAAATTTGAATAGCTTCTACCATTAAATCTTCAAGAAGATTTTGTTCATTTGTGTGACTAAATTTTTGAAAATAATTACTTACTGGCATCGTCAGCCTTTTCGTCCGTCACTCTAATTCTTAGAATCGATTTTCCATTAATAGTAATATCACCCTTTTCATTTTCACCAATTTCTTTTACTTCTATTCTTCTATTTTTAAATTTTCCACCAAGAACAATATCACCAACTTCTATAGGCAAATTAATTTCTTCATCTAAAAAATCTTGAAATGTTTTCATTTTACTTCAAGCTCTTGTTGTTCTTTAGTGGTTAAACCTAATTTTTTCCATTTATCTTTTTTATCTTTCAATTCTTTTGATCTAATATCTGGAGCAAGCTGTGCGCTTTTAGGTTTTTCTGGTTCCGAACAACGTGCTTTAAGAGCTGGATTTTTAACACCGCCAGGAACGTCACAGAACTCAGGTCTTTCTATAAAAGTTTTAAATGTTTTCATTTTATCCTACTATAAAATCGTCAGGTAATTGATACTTAGAAAAAATTTCATCATCTAACATTTGTATTTCTGTGGATGCATCATCAAAAATTTGTCTACCATTTAATGTTGTCCCACCGGGTAATTGCATACCTTCATACTTTAATAAATTAGATCCCCATTGTCTTTTAAATATTGCTGTTACATATTTCTTTAACCAAAGATCATTATATGCATCAGTCAAGTCTTCTGGATCCACAGCTCTATAACATTCGAATAATAAGTATTTGTCAATAGTCAGTTCTTTATCCCAATCAATATCAAGATAAAGTTTATCTGAATGTCTATTAAATCTAAATGAAGGTGATTGATTAAATAAATTTTCTATTAAACTCAAGTGTTGCATTGCTCCAGTATAGCCTGAAAGCTGTTGTTTGCTCAAATCAAATATATCATTTAATCTTAATTGATATCTTACATCAAACATATTAATATTTCCAGTTGTTGAATCTATAGGAAATACTTTAATAATGCTTTTAATAGATTCACCAACTGATATGTATTCATTGGTAATATCAGTTGCTGTTACTTGATGTTTTAAATAGATTTTTTCGGCGCCATCGTAATGATAATCATTCCAGATTTGTATAGCTTCATCTATACGATCTTCTAATTGATCGTCATCAACATTGACTTCTATAACTGGATGACCTAAATTTCTAAGGCAGTATTGTTTGAGTTGTTCGCGCGTTTGCGGTATTGCCATTGTTCAGTTCCTACAATATGTTTATGAACAGGGTCCGGAGCCCTTGCATATATTGTATTTATCTCCATGGAGGTCCTGAGATCCACGCAACTAACGAATATCGTGTATTTGAAGTTATGGGAAGGATTCGGTGTAATGTAAAACTAGGAAATATTACTATATCGCCTGGTTCGATGTTTATATTTCTTGGTTCTTCTTGATAATCTAATTTTACTTGTAATTCGCCCCCTTCATATTCACCAGCATTTAAAGGACACGTTATACTTAATTTTCTTACATTATTATGTTTTTTATGAGTGGCAATAAATGCATCATCTGTGTGCCATTCATAAAACTCGTCTACTTTATATCTAGTAAATTGAACGTTTATAGAAGAATAATCTAAATCATAGTGATATCTTTTATTTTCTGTTGTAAATATTTCTTTAATTTTATAAATGACTACTTTTTGAAAATCAGGCAAATCTAATTTCCAAATATCATAAAGAAAAACATCTGATTTTCTTTTATCATTTATATTACCACCTATAGTTGTTCCGCGGGCACAACTTTCATCAAATTCATCAATAATTTTTTTACAATTATTTTTAAACCATTTGCTTTGTATTCTTATATAAGGAGCCCTTTTTTCAATTGGTGAATTAGCGTGGGCCATATTTTACACCAGAAGGGCTATTGTGAAGTTCTTTAATTAATTCCGAATCTAATGAATTATTAATAATATTATCTTTATTAATATCCCACCATTCTGATTTATGATGCATATCTTCTTCACTAATAAAACAACCTGGGCTCCAAGGTGTCAAATTAAAATCTTCTTCTAACATTGCATCAGACATCGGATTATTGTGAACAACAAAAGCAAGAGTTGCTCTCATACAAGATGTACCAGCACAATGCCATGAATATCCTTCTTTTTCAGATTCACCATGACTAAACCAATCAAACGATTTTACATTCCAACCTTTATGATCTGGAATATCAAAGAAGTATCCTTTTGTATAATTTCTATATCTGAAAACACCTTCACCTGTTTTAGACCAAGTGAATATTAAATTTCTGCCTGGTACATCGGCATTATGATGCCAAGCCAAATATCCTCCTGGTGGATATATCGCGCTAAGAGCTTGTTTCCTTCCTGTTATTCGTTTCCCTAAAGTAGTTGCAAGCCTAGCAATTTTTCGATTTCGATGTCTTGTATTTAAATTTAATAAAAGATCATGAATATTTTGATGCCATGGAGGTCCAGGCCTAATTTTTTTTCTAAATTCGCTTAAATATTGATCGCAAATAACATTAAAACATTCTGGTTCATTTTGTCTTGATTTGTTAACTTTAAATTTATCTGGATCTAAACCATCCAGATACTCTCCAATTTCTTCTAGGATATTTAAAACTTCTAAATCATTACAATATTTTGCAAGGTGGGTTGTATGCCCGGTCATATTCTTCCATTTTGATATTGACTTTTAAATAGTAAACATGAATAATCATGAAAAACTATATCTTCTGGTTTCATATTTTCTCTATCAAAATGATAACCAATAATCCAATTCCATCTTGAATCACTTCCATCATTCCAATCATCTGTTTCAGGTGTACAGGGTGGATCTCCACCATATACCCAATGCCATTTTATATCAGGTCTATACCATGGATCATCCTGTCTAATAACACCCATCATTAAATGTAAAGGAAACTGATCCCATCCTCTGGTTTCCCAATAAGGATATTTGCCATTCCATCTTTCGTCCCACTCTGCAACTTGATTCTTTTTCCAATTCCAATTTTCCCACCATTCATCCATAAAAGAAATCATTTTATCTGATTTTCTATATAAACACATTCCTCCATGTGGAACTTTTAATTTAGTCTTATTCCACCAGACCATGGCTGCTGCATAAGTTCTAATTTTAGTCCACGCCATATCATATCCATCTTTTAAACCTTTAAAAATTAAAGGTGCATCCGGATGGACACATACCATATCAGAATCTAAATAACATGTAATATCGAAAGGTGTATCTTTTAATGCTAATAATTTTGCGCGATTAGAATTAGGCATACCTCCACGGACTTCATCAAAAATATGATTTCCGGGGCAATCGACCCATTTATCTTCTGTGAAAAGTATTACGGGGTGGTTCGGGGCAAATTCTTTTAAACTATCTGCTAACTGTTGTGCCGCAGTATGGTACGGTTTCAAATTAGTAGCTACTAATAAAAAACCTTCATCAGTCCTCATCCTTAGGGACCTCATTAGCTACTTCTTCAATAGTACC